CCCAGTCCTCGACCGGTAGTTGGATTGCTTTGTCGTATTCATTAATATATATCTCAATAAACTGTGACCTACAATTATTAAAGAGATATCTCTTAACACAAGGACGGCCTAGTGTGTTTAGTTTCTTGGATCCCTGTAGTAACTGATAACTCAATCTTAGTTTGGTGGTTTCATCAAATTTCTTATTGCTCTGAAATTTCATTAAAGCACCTAATAGTGCCTTTCTCTCGGTCAATGTTAGATAATGAAGATTGAGGCCTAAAAAACCATCCTGATATTGTTCTATTGGAAACACCATTGGAAACTTATCATACTTTGGTAGAGTTGCCTTACCTTTTGGATCATACTTAAAGAAGTATAGACGACCAATCATGGCATCGTCACGACTTCTCTGGTCGTTTCTGATCAATATCTTTCGAGCGGTTGGTGCGGCCGCCTGTAGGGCCTTCTCGAATAACCACTTCTGTAAGTCTTTGGATGAATACTTTTCTGCCATGTATTATTTAGATCACTTTTTAAACAGTTGTTCCTCAGTGATTAAAAGGAATTGCCAACCTTTATCCTTGCAGTATTCTTCGGCAGCCTTCCATTTTGCTTGATTTATTCCGTATGTCACCACTTCGGTAATATACCTTTTGGTCTTCCGCTTAGATACGGTGGGTTCTAATGTCTGCGCCTTTGGTTTGACCTCTAGCAGCATCTTTGCTAACTGTCCGTCGCTCCTAACCGCCTCCACATAGAAGTCCACAAAGTAGCGGTGTGGTCTATTATCGACTGGCGAGATATACGGAATTACTACCTCTTCCGAACACCAACGTTTGACATTAGGATTAGTATCCGCCCAGTCCATTACTCTCTTTTCCCATCCAGATCGGTAAACGATATTGGTCGGGTCACCTATGTATTTCTTAGGATTTTGTGGTTTGAAAAAACCTTGCTTATAATTATGCGCCATAAATAGTATGTAGCAAATCCGGAGGAGTATATGCCGTTACGTCCAGTTCAAAGTGGTACTAATATTTCTTTCCCCAAAGACTTATCTAGTTCTACGCAAGGACATCTGATAAAGATAATGGCAATGGCCAGAGGTGGTAATTCACCTCTAGGTTCAGTGTCATTGTTTATGCCAGGTGCCTCTAGTGGTTCAAATCTTATCTTTGCTTCTCATCACGAATATGCTGAAACAAAACTATCTAAGGTTTTGATGACAGGTGTAGAGGCAGCAGTTGGTGTTGGTCTATGGGGACCTGCACAAACAATCGGTGCTGGCCTTGCTGGTACTACAATCAATCCTAAGGTCGAGGTTCTATACCGTGACACCGATCTAAGAACATTTGATTTCTCATTCATTATGGCACCAACCTCTTCGGAAGAATCACAGGCACTAATCGATTGTGCCCAGTTGCTACGATACTATTCATCACCTGAATCCATATTTAATACTGATGTCTCTGACGATCCTAGATCAACATATATCGGTGGAGGTGGCCAGGCAGGTTATCTTATCGGCGGTAACTTCTTCTTTACACCAAACGAGTTTATCATTGATTTCTACAGAATAGAAGATGGAATACCAACTGTAAATGCCAATATTCCTAAAATTGGTAGATGTGTATTAGAAGCCGTCGAGTTAATGTATAACCCAAATGGTGAGTGGTCAACATTCAAAGACGGCAATCCTACCTCTGCACAGTTGGCATTGAGATTTAGAGAAACAAGAGTTATCGATAGAAAGAATATCAACGTTGGATACTAACAATGGCTAATTACAGTCCTCAAAACCCACCAAAAAACCTGACATTGAACCAGTTTAGGGCAGCGGCAGATAACGCTGGCCAGTTTGCTAAACAGTGCCGATTTGTGGCTAGAATTAACGGAGTTGGTTCTCAGATAAGCGGTCTTGTTAGTAATGATCTAATGTATATGTGTGACGCAGTAGAGTTTCCTGGTCGTGGTTTCGATGTAACTCAAATCAGATATTATGGACCATCACAGGTGTTTCCAAATAATACCATGTATAATACGGCCAATATGTCTTTCCTATGCCGCACAGGTAGTGCCGAACGTGCTTTCTTCGATGACTGGATGGATGTAATTAATCCTACTGATAGTTGGAACTATGAATATGCGGATAACTATTATGCAGAGATTCAAATCTTTCAGTTAGCAGAATGGGGTGGACCTGAAAATCTGAAGGTGACTGATCCTAAGAGTCTAGCAAAATATGACGGACCACCTCAGGCAGTTTATGGTTGGACACTACACAAGGCCTGGCCCACATTGGTGACACCACAATCGGTCACATGGGCAGATAATGATATTCTAAGACTACAGGTAACATTCACATATAAGTATTGGGATAGACCTGGATATTCAAGATAATGGAGTGATTAATGAGTTTACCTAAGATTGATGTACCAACATATGAAGTTGAGTTGCCATCTAATAAAGAAAAGATAACGGTCAGACCGTTCAATGTTAAAGAAGAAAAGTTACTGCTAATAGCACTGGAGTCGGAAGACCCAGAAGAAATTACAAAGACGGTTAAGCAGGTTATTAATAACTGCCTAATCAAAGGCAAGGTAGAGATTGAAAAGTTACCATTCTTTGATATTGACTTTCTCTTTATCTTTCTTAGAGCAAAGTCTATTGGTGAATCCATCGAGGTCAATCTAACGTGTAACAACGAGGTAGATGGTAAAGTTTGTGGCAACGTATTCCCGACTATGATGGACATTTCAAAGTGTGAGATTGAACGTGCCGATCTTAGCAATGATATCAAGTTGTCGGAAAAGCAGGGTGTCAAATTGAGATATCCAAACTATGCTGAAATGAAACGAGTGGAATATGGCAGCGAGATTGATTCTAAGACAAACGCCATTGTCAATTCCATCGATTATATCTACGACGCTAATGGCATGTATTCATGGAAAGATTATAGCAAAGAAGAATTAAAAGAGTTCGTTGAAGGCCTGACCGAGGAGAACTATAAGAAGTTGGAAGATTTCATTGCTTCTTTTCCAACATTCGTAGTTAAACTGGAGGCCACCTGTAGTAAATGCGGATTCCACCATAATGTGAGGTATTCAGACTTCTACGATTTTTTTACATAATGATGGGTCACGACAAACTGGCCAATCATTATAAAACCCAGTTTGGTATGATACAACACCACGGTTGGTCTCTTGATGAATTAGAACACATGATGCCGTGGGAAAGATATATCTATGTAGACCTTCTACAGGCATTCCTGAAAGAGGAAGAAAAGAAGGCAAGAGATAGAGAGCAAGAACTTAAAGACAAGTTAAGACACGCCAACAGGAAAATCATCTAATGGCCAACAAGACAAACAAAGACGCATTTAATAGACTAAAGAAACTGACACCTAAAAAACGACTACAAATGTTTAATAGTAGTGTCGGTCAGTCTTATCTTGGTTTGTTGACACCTACACAATTCGCAGAGTTATTCCCACGTTACTATGAAAGAAACTACCCAGACATTGGAGGATTCCGTAAGGCTATCTCCAAAATGTCTGCCGAGAAGCAACAGAAGTATGCTGATAGTGTAGAGAGAAGATTAGGTGAGGTTGGTGCAGTTGGTATGCCATCAGGTGTGGAACCTGGTAAAGGTGGCCGATATTCACCAGCACAGATGGCACAGTTGATTAGACAGGCAGGTGGTACCGAAGAAGAAGCAAGAACCCTCGGTGCTATTGCTATGGCCGAATCAAAAGGTAATCCTGGTGTCACCAATATGGTGGGTCGTGATAACTCTTATGGTCTATGGCAGATTAATCTACACCCAGAAACAAACCCTGCCCAGCGTATGCGCCTGCTAGGCATCACCGATCCAAATGAATTAAAAGACCCTAGAGTTAATGCTCGTGCGGCACTAATGCTATTGCGTGGTCAATTAGGTGCCAAAGGTGGTTATCAACATTGGTCAACATATAATAATGGACTTCACACACCATATATGGAATCTGCTAACGCAGGTGCCACTGGTGCCGTAACAATGCCATCAGAAGGTGGCGGCGAGGCATATGCAGGACCTGGTCAGTATGTCGGCCGAGGATTCAAAGGACTTGGTGGTCTTTATCAGTGTGCCCAATATGCTCGTGATGCAGGAGGTCTATCTGCTACCAAAAACTGGAGGCCAGACGCAAAGGCTAGCGAACTTAATCTAAAACCCGGTGATTGGGTTGCTCGTTTCAATCCTGACGGTACATATGGTAATCAATACGGTTATTCACACACCGCAAGATTCGAGAAGTATGTTTATGATAATAAGGGTAATGCCATTGGTATGCGAGTAACACAGCAATATGGCCGTCGTCCTGTTCACGAAGGATTTATTCCATTCGGTAATGATAATAAACCAGAGTTCGATGCCAATAACTATCATCGTATTAGAGATACAGGCGGAAGACCTAGAGAAAGAAGATCAGAGGCGGAGTCTCCTGAAAGAGGAGCACCAAAGTCAAAGGTTGCTGCTGTCGTTCAACATCAGGCACCTACACAGTTACCACAACCACAGACTGCCGATCTATCGGCTGCCGAGTTCTTTAGAAGAAGATATGCTGGCGCCGAAAGAAAAGGTGAGGAAATAAAGGTCACCTCAACAAAGGGTATGCAGAAATATGCCGATGCAGGCACGACCATGTCCGATGCCGCACCAGCAAAGTCACTTGGTCACATTGGTGCCAAGTATGAAGGCGGCAGAGGTGGTGTTGAAACTGTATCATCAGGAAGAATTGGTAGAGGTAAGAAGTCAACCATCGACCCAGGCGGTGTGTCATATGGTAGTCACCAATTATCATCTACCAAAGGAACAATGGCCGAGTTTCTTAAAACGGAAGGTAAGGTGTTCGCTGCATCATTCAAAGGTCTTACACCAGGAACAGCAAAGTTCACTAAGGTCTATAAAGACTTAACTGGTGAAGGTTCACCTTGGCGCTCCGAAATGGAGAAGGCCCAGCAAAAGTTTATTGATAAGACACATTATGAACCTTTCATCGAACATGCTAGAAAGAGAGGTTTTGATACCAACAATCCTGCCATTCAAGAGGCGGTGCATAGTCTAGGTGTTCAAATGAGAAACCACTCTATTGGTATTCTCGACAAGGCCAAACCGGAGCCTGGTCACAGTGTCACACAACAAATTCAAAATATCTATAAGTATAGAACTGAATTTTATCCTAAAGATACTAGAAGATACCGTAATGAACAGAATGACGTTCTAGCATATCATAAGGAGACATCTGGGCCAGAAAAGTCTGCGCCAGCGGTTGTTGCTGCCACAACACCTTCGATGGAACTATCACCAACACCTATAGCACAAGAACCAGTCGTTACAGAAAAGAAAAGAAACCCAATAGCAGAGGCATTGTTCCCTACCGCTAAGGCAGAGAACACAACTGCTGCTAAGCCAGATATTCCTGGTACTGCGGCTAAACCTTTGCCTGCTACTAAGTTTGAACCAAATGCTCCAGCGGCGATACCACCTGCTACTGTTAAACCAGTAGAGGATAGTTCAAGCAACTTCCTAAGAAGTCAAGGCATACCTGGTGGTGCTACAGGCGGATCATTCCATATTCCTGATGGTGGGTTTAAGATGCAACCTTTGAACGTATCAAAGGGTGATAATATGGCCGCTGTTAGCAATAAGACAGGTGCGCCATTGTTCACCGCCCGTGGTGACGAGGCAATGAAATATGATCCTTCACAGAGGAAGGTAGATGTTATGCCTTCTAAGAAAGTGGACGGAGGGTCTATGGGTGGTGCTAATAAGAGTTATGGTGCCGAGTTTGACGCACTCCGAGCCGAGTTTGCTGATGCTCTTAAAGGTGCAGGTACATCACCTCAACCTCAAATGGTCAAAGGTCGTTCTGCACCAAGTGATACACCACAACTATTGCAGAGAGCAATGAATGATACCACACATAGAGAGTATCACAACCCTGCTATGAAACGTGCGGTTGAACGAATTAAATTTGGTGAGAAAACCAACGACCATTTCGGTCACGGCAATACATAAAAAAAGAGGGGCGCAAGGCCCCTCTCAATAGTTATCCTGTAGAGTCTCAGTCCTCAGCCAACTTACGAAACATGGCCAGGTCTTCGTCCTCGTCATCTTCAACCACAGGTGCTGGTGCCTTCTTAGCAACCGGCTCCTGCCATGGTGCTTCTTCCTCGTCCTCAACAACCTTAGCAGGACGCTTGGTTGTTACGGCATCGGTGATCTGACCATTGACACCATTAACCTCGTCAAGACGCTTCTTTAGTTCCTCATAAGACTTAAAGTTCTTACGGTCAACAATCTCCTTCAAGGAGTATTCTGACTTCCAAACTGCTTCCATCTCTGCATCATCCTCGAATAGAGGGCCTGGTGCCAAGAAGGTGGACTCGTCGTAGTTAGGGAAAGAAACAGTGCGACCACCGATATTCACATTCTGACGGGTCATCTTCAACTTGAAGTTAGCGCCATTCCAAAGATCGGTTGGGTTAATGCGGGGTTCAGACTCAAGGTCAGGATTCATCATCTTGGTGATCTTATCCATGATCTTCTTACCAAACTTGAATAGGAAGACCTTACCTTCTGCGGACTTATTCTGTGGGTCTGAAATGACCTGAATATTGGCCACATAATGTAGACGACGCTTCTGGTCACGGGCCTGCTTGCGCTCTGGTCCGTTATCGTCGCTTGAGGAGTTCCAAAGTTTGGAGTTGTATTCTGAAACTGGATCCTTTTCATCGAAGGTCGTTAGGGACTTTTCGATGTACCACTTACCAGTTGCCTTGTTCTGGAAACCGTGATCGAAGTAACGCACCCAAGGAAGGGCATCGTCACCATCAACGGCAGGACCTGGTAGGAATCGAATGACTGCTAGTGCATTACCTGACTTATCGGGTGTGGGCTTCCAATAATTGTCGGTGTCATCCTTCTCATAATTACCACCTGGGTTGTTGATCTTCTCCACTTCCTTAAGAAGTTTGTCGAAGTTACCAGAGTTCTTTTTTAGGGATTTAAAGTCTACCATCGTATTCTCCTTGTATAACGTTGTATAGTTGTATTGTCCACATAATCATCATATAATGTTTGTAATATAACACACCTTTCTCGGTATGTCAAGTAGTATTTAGCAATCATCTCCTAGAAGGGTTTCCATTTGATTGATTGCATATCCTGGTGTTGGTGTTCCCATTACTGACGAACGAGGGTTCATGTAAACTGTGCCGTCCCGTGGAATGGGACCAGTTGGAATAGGTCCGTTTGGTGTTGATCCACCATAATATACTGGTGGAAAGTTCTGATAGTTCATTTCTTTCTTAGCAGCGGCATAACCATCAGCGAAACCTTCCCGATATGCCTTCTTCCATTCTTCGTTATTCATCCATTCCACTCCATATCCGGATCGTTTAGATCCTCCCATTCCCATTTACCAATGGAATCTCTGTTTGTCTGTTCAACGGCCTGGCATTCAAACTTCCGTTCCTGCCAAGTCTTTTCGTTATGATACTTTCTAGGGTTACCACACATCCAACAAGAGCAATGAAAGGCGTTTACCTTGTGTAATCTGTGCTTGTTGTTATCGTTATAATAACCATGATTAAATGTCTTGGCAATATCCAACTGGTGTTCGATATGTCTATCTTTTTGTAGGAATCTCTTTTGTCGTTTCTCTTTGCTCATTCACTTTCCCTTTCAGTATGTCCTTCATCTTCACTTTATCATACTT